CGATCTTCTTTGATCTTGAAATAAAGGTTGGTCAGATAAGTCAGGATGGCTATCAGTATCCCGGCCAGTACACCAATAGCATTCCACTGTTCAGGGCTGTAGGCGTTAAGGATACCATTGGCTATGCTGCCAATTGAGGCGCCATAGGCTGCGCCAGTGGTCAATTTATCCATTCGGTGCATGCTCTCACCTCGCTAGTTGCGGGTGCTGTGTGGTGGAAATAAAAAAGCCCCGCATAAGCGAGGCAGAAAGTTGAGATGTATCAATCAGATGAATGTGTTATCTGGTAGCCGGGTAGGCCTCATATTGTATGTCTGTTCGTCAGGTCATGGTTTTGCTACACGCTTCCTTCAGACCCCGCCTCGCGACGACGCCCTTGCGCTTCACTAGTCCTTCACAACCATCAGGCTGGACAGGGGACTTTCACCACCGAGCTGCTGAGCATGCCCGGCACACCATGAAAAAACCACCAAAAAGGTGGCTAAATTTATAAACAATGAAGATGATGCCCCATAAATTAAAAGATATATAAGACAACATCCTAGTATCATAAAAAATTTAATTAAATGAATATATAGCAACAAGTTGCTTATTAACATACTCCCTCAAAAGAGCTTTAATACTTGAGAGATCGGATTCAAAAGAAATACTCTTATCTAAATATTTTTCTTTATAGTTTGAAAACGCTTCATTTGCATTAACCTCTAATTCAGTCATACAACTAATAATTTTCGCAGCCATATCATTATCGACTCCGAGTAATAATTCAATATTTGTTCGAGAGCGTTGAATTCTAATGTTTGTGTCTTTAATGCTAACTCTCTCTTCAAAGGTTACATTGTCAAACTCTCCCTGAGCTTTATGCAAAATATTATCAACATGAGATATTAGCATCTCCGTTTCCGCAATATAATTCGCAGCTTCCAACCGAATTTCATCAATTTGCTTAAGCTTTGAAGCCATTACAAATTGTGATGTATGCAACTGGTTATTACTTTTGATGGTTTTCCACGCTATCCATGCAGGAATACAACCCGCAATTAACGAACTGATTACAGTATCCCAAGCAAAGCCACTATCAACAACAATAGTAGGGATTTTATCGAAAACCACATTAAGCTTGTCTAACGCATGCCCAACTTCAACTATAGGAAAAGGAGAACCAAGCCAGTTCATTGTAAACCTCCGTTTTAAAAGAGGATCATAACAAAAAAACACATCAAAGCGAGGTTCCTGAATTGATAATTGCTAATCGTCGTGACTACTTTGTGGTTACAATAATTCCTGCAGCGTCTGGTTAAATCGTCCCTCCTCCAGCTCCACGCCAATGGCCTTACGACCTAACTCAATCGCAGCCTTAATTGTCGATCCGGAACCCATAAAGAAATCAGCAACCACGTCGCCGGGTTTACTGCTGGCGTTGATTATCTGCCGCAGCATATCGGCTGGCTTTTCACATGGGTGCTTGCCCGGATAGAACTGGACAGGCTTGTGGGTCCATACATCGGTGTACGGAACCGAAACAGAAACAACAAACGGGCGTCGGAGAGCTTTGAATTCACTCAGCAGATCAGAATATTTTCGGTTTAACGACTGCCACGTTTCCACCAACTGGTGGTGTGGCTTGTCCAGCTCATGGTTCACATGCTTTGTTATGGCCACTTCAGTGAACAGCGCCTGCAGCTTTAAATAATCAGCCTCGTTCGGTAACTGCCACTGGCTGGTACCGAACCAGTGCGAAACCATGTTCTTCTTGCCCGTCGCATCTGCAATTTGTTTTGAGGTCACCCCTAGCGCTGCGCGGGCAGTACGGAAGTAATCAATCAGCGGTGCCAGAACGTGTTGTTTAGCGTCGCTGCAATGTTCTGTGTAACTGTCAGGCTTATACGGTCCCGGGTAATGCTCTGCGAACAGCACGCGCTCGGTCGCAGGGAAATAAGCCCGCAGGCTTTCTTTATTGCAACCGTTCCAGCGTCCGGAAGGTTTCGCCCAGATGATGTGGTTCAGGATATTGAAGCGATTGCGCATCAGCAGTTCAATATCAGCCGCCAGCCGATGGCCACTGAAAAGGTAAATACTTCCGTTTGGTTTCATCACCCGCCAGAACTCAGCCAGGCAAGTATCCAGCCAGGCCAGATAATCAGCATCGCCCCGCCACTGGTTATCCCAGCCATTGGGTTTCACCTTGAAGTAAGGCGGGTCGGTAACAATGAGATCGACGGAATTATCAGGAAGGGAAGCAAGAACTTGAAGACAATCAGCGTTGAACAACTCAACACTGTTTAAAATTACAGTATTTTTCATAGATCAGTAAGCATGACTCTGGTAGGCTCACAGTGCTTTAGCGCTAAAGCTGTGGGCCTCGGTTCGCTTGTGACCATAAGACATGAGCGAATGGCTGGTCGGATGCTACAACACCCACCAGCCGCCCATTTCACAGCAGAAGCCTCCGTTTACTGGAGGCGCTTATAACATCCAACCTGGTGTTCCGATAACCCCGCCATTACTAACTGCGTCAGTATTAACTGGCATCGTTCACGCGTCAGATGTGTATTCTGTGCAATCTCCCCAACTGTAGCTGGTTTGTCGCTTAGTTCGTTGAAAACTGCTTTTGCAGTTTCAGTCATATCTTGCTGTTTTAGCATGTCTTTATTCCATTTTTTGCGTATGACACACAAGTAACTCTGAACAAAACACACAGCAAGATATGAATGGTTAATTTGGCGTGCCAGCGCGTATTTTACGCTGACTAGTTGCCGCTATAGGTGTCGCGGCGCACCATCGTATTTTTTAGGCTGTTTGCTGCGTTAATCGGATCGCCAGTCCAAACTCAGTGATGCTACAGCGCTATGCGCCTTCACTTCCCTTTCCCTCACTACGTCGCCGTGGGAACCCGACCGCAGATAACGCCGTCGTCACGCTGCCTGAAATCAATCAAGCATCTGTATTTGCGGTCTCACCGCTTTGCTACTTCATTTTCAACCTCCAGAAACGACAAAACCCCGCCGAAGCGAGGTTTCTGATTTGATAAGTGCTGTGTCTTGGTGACCACTCTTACCACAATACGATAGTTTTTGCGTACGCGTTATCTTTTAATTACAATGAAAAAAATATTTATGGAAAGAAAATCGTGATTCTTGTCATTACATCAAGTTTCGATAAAACTATCGATTTCATCCAAGAGAAAAACTCATACAACGGCTTCTTCAGACTTAATCTAGATCAATTTTCCTCATACGAGGTGACATATAGTCAATCTGGCTTCAGAATAACAAATAAGAGGCTTGAATCTCTTAGTGAAGGTGATTGCCTTTCTATTTATTACAGAAAACCAACTCCGGAAGTTATTTCCGACTCAATCATTGACCCTATATACCTTCCACACATTTACCGTGAAGTATTTTCTTTTGCCGAAGGAATAGCTGAGTCTTTCAATAGAAAATGCCTGTCGAAACCATCGATACTGAGAAAAGCAGACAATAAATTATACCAAATAAAAATCGCCAACATCGTTGGTTTTAGATCTATAAATTCCATCCTGACAAATAAAATTGAGAATGTGAGAGAGGAATTAATAAATCCAATTATTAAGCCCTTATCGTCTGGATTGGTTGAAACCAGATCATATAAAGAATTCGTTCAAACAAATCTAGTTGATTTCAGCAAAGACACCTCAACCCTTAAGTTCTCCCCATCTTACTTTCAATCCTATCAAGAAAAAGACTTCGAAGTTAGAATAACTGTCATTAACGATTTATTTTACCCAGTAAAAATAGAATCAAAAGATAAAATAGACTGGAGAAAACCTGGAAATGAAATCGACTACTCAATTATAGACGTACCAACTGACATATCGGAAAAATGCGCAATATTTATGTCTCTTATGTGTTTGAAATTTGGTTGCTTTGATTTCATAGTCAAAAACAATATTTGGTTCTTTCTAGAAATGAATGCTAACGGTCAATGGGCGTGGTTGGATGCCAAGTTAAATCTTGGGATATCAAATTCTATACTGGAATACCTTG